GACTTAACAGCTAAAGGGATTTTAGTTGAAAGTACTTTTCAAGAACAAACATCTTTGGTATACGGAGAAGGTGTGGCTGCGGTTGTAGAAATCGGCCTTATCATGATTGAGCCGCCCGTAATGGATGGAATGGAAGTAGTAACTCCTCCTGTATACGCTGATGGCTACCATTACGATGTGATGGCAGACAATGAGTATGACTTCGGAGCTAATTTAGTAGAGCCTAAGAACCCTAAACACGCATTTGCAGGTCACGCAATAACTGAGGAATATGTACCACTAACTGAGGAGGGTATCTAAATTTTTAGTATATTATTGTATGATGACTAAAGCTAACATAACCCTATTAATTCAGATTGCTCTAGGAGTAATGTGTGTTATGCTTATTATGAGAGAACCTAAACAGGTGTATCCGGTAAGCAACCAAAAGACTATTGAGAGAAGAATTGAAGGCAAGGAAACTTTAATAAAAGAAAAAGGCCAGGTAATAGATAACAGCAAGTTAATCATTGAAGAACTTAACCATGGCTTATTTGATCTACAAAGTCAATTAGATCTAGTTAAGAATGCTAAAGATACTTTCAACATTGTACAGATTCAAGATACTATGATCCATGTCTTATATAAAAGAGACAAGGAGAAAGACTTAATAATTAAAAACCAGGATACAATTATCCAGGCTCAGAGATACATTATCAATAGCAAGGATACTATTATTACAGCCCAGGCTTTTGATATTAAAAAACTTAAGAGACAAAGAAACATCTCTGTTATCTTAAATACATTATTGACAACAGGATTAATTATTAAATGATGGAAGTAGGACAATTAGTACAGTGGGGATTAGTAGTAGTAACCGGAGTTTTAGGTTACTTTTTAAGAATGATTCATACAGATGTAAGAACTAATACAGAAAGTTTAGGTAAGCTTAAAGGAAAGATTGAACTTGTAGAGCAAGAGTCAAGATTAAAATATCAGGCAATTCAAGAACAAACTCAGTTAGAGATTAAGAATCTTGCAAGAACTGTAGGAGAATTATCTGATGCAGTTAAACAACTAATATTACAAAGATAATGGATACAACAGCAGTAGAAACAACAGCACCAGACTTTGGTGTATTTGGACAACTAGCAGACTACGGTCCGCTTGGTCTAGCAGTACTAGCTCTTGGATATGTTGCTTGGTTATTTATCAAGAGATATCTTGATGAAAACAAGAAGATGAAAGAAGAGCTTGTAGAAAAGAAAACAACAAGAAGAAAAACTAAGAAGTAATGTCTTTTGGTCCTTTTGAAGTATTAACTCAGTACGGTGTATTAGGCTTTGCAGTTCTAGGTCTAGGATATCTTTGTTGGATATTCTTAAATAGACTAATGAAAAGTGAGGAAGAATACAAAGCTAGAGTAGAAGAACTTGAGGGTGAGTATAGAGAAGAATTAGAAAGCAAACTAGAAGAAAGTACTGAAAGTTCTAAGAGCCTTAAAGAAACTGTGTTAATGTTATTTGGTAAGCGTAAGTAACTATGAAGAAGAAACTACTTATTGTAGGGATATCATTTATAGCACTGATTTGTTTCCAAATCTTCTCTAGCGGGCATGGGCATGTAGTTGTGGTAGAAGATAACATACAACTAACAGGGGAAAACCAGAAGCTTACTACAGCAAATAAAAAACTTACCAATAGTGTAAATGAACTTAAAGCTGAAAATGAAGAGTTGGTAGAAGATAAAGAGAACCTACAACAAATGGTATCTGAAGTTATTGGAGACTTGGATAGTACTAGATCTGTAGTAAAGGACATTAAAAAAGAATTGTTAAATGAAAAAGATATTACTCGTAAGCAGTCTACTGGTAAGCAGTTTGAGTTTCAGCCAATCACGTTACCCACTTCAGACGGTAATTGATGGGGACTCAGTAGTAATTCTTACCAAAGCTCAAGCAGATACTATCAATGCAATCTTTGATAGTCAGAAAGCTAGGATTGCTAGATTTAAATCTGAAGTAAAAAGTAAAGATTCTATTATATCTATAAGAGATACAGTATTAATGTTTTATAGTCAGCAGGTAGTTCAGTACAGAAATGTGATTGATCTACAGATTGTACGGGAAGATAAGTTAGATACTATACGTCAATGGCTTCAGAAAAGAGCAGAAGAAGGTGCTTGGATATACTACTCATACATTAACAATGAGATAGTAGCTGTAGACCTCTCTGATTACGTTGTAAGAAAGGATGATTACACAGGTGACATTATGTTCTATAAAAGAACAGAAGATTGTCCTGATGAAAATAAAGAAAAAGAACCGCCTGTTGGTTGGCACTACGATGTGGTAAAACCAAAAAGACCTAAACTAAATATTTTTAAATTATGAAAAAGTTTTTTAGAGAGTTAATCTCAGATGATAACAACATCAATGAGCAAGCATTTGTAGGAGTAATATCATTCTTTGCAATGGTATTTGTACTACTTACAGATGTAATTACTGGTATTATTGGTAATGAACTAATCATTAAAGAATTTATCTTTGATGGATTCATGTTACTCACATTAGGTGCATTTGGTATTACAACTGCCGGACGCATCATGAGTTTAAAGAACAAAGCAAAGAAACAAGAAGAAACTTCAGAAGAAGTAGTAGATTAATCATATAAAACAAACACAATGCAATTAAGTAAAAATTTATCACTAGCAGAAGTAATGAGATCAGAAACTGCTAAAAGAAAAGGAGTAAGTAATATGCCTACAGAAGCGCACATTGCAAACTTTAAATTATTGGCTGAGAAAGTATTTCAGCCTATTAGAGAGCATTTCGGAGTTCCTATTCATATCTCATCCGGCTACAGGTCTGCTGCTTTGAATAAGGCCGTAGGAGGGAGTGCTACCTCACAACATTGTACTGGTGAAGCAATTGATATTGACATGGATGGTACATCAGTAACTAATAGACAAATTTTTGACTTTATTAAGGATAACTTAGAATTTGACCAATGCATTTTTGAGTTTGGGACAGAGGAAAATCCTGATTGGGTACACGTATCTTATGAGTCTACAGGTAAACAACGTAAGCAAATTCTTAGAGCTAAGAAAGTTGGTGGTAAGACTGTTTATGTTCCATATAAATAAGTAGATATGAAATTTAGAAACGGCTGGGATAGTTATACAAAGCAGTGGGATAAATTTGCAATTAAGTTAAGAGTATCTTTTATTGATATACTCTCTATTGAAATTGATATCTCTAGAAGCTTTTACTTACTTACTATCTTAAACTTTACTATTAAAAATAGATAATATGGAAGAGTGTATGGAAGAATACGTTGCTGCTGATGGTAAAAGACGTAAAAGAAGAAAAAGTGGTTGTGGCAAAGTTACCAAGTATGGTAAACGTAGTGTTCCTTCCGCAGTTAAAAAAGTTGCTGGTGCAGCAGCCGCAGGTGTAGCTGGCATGGTTGCCAATAAAAAGTATGGTCTTGTTGATAAAGCTAAACAAGCTTTGGGAATGAAGAAAGGTGGTTCTGTAAAAAGAACTATGAAGAAAAAATAAGACTACTAAACATATAGAGATCCAGGTACTTATAGTGCCTGGATTTTTTATTTAAACAATATACATTTAAACTTATTTTGTATATTTGTTGTAAACCAATAAATTAATTATCATGGAAAACCAACAAGAAAGAGAGTTTACAGCTGAAGAACTAGCTGCTCAAAAAGAACAAATGCTTCTATTCTACACTGAATCACTACCTTATCTAGAAGCACAACTTAAGTATGAAGATTTACTTATGAGAATAGATGAAGCTAGATTTAAAAGAAATAGTATTCAGATGCAATGGGCTATGATGATGCAAGCTCAACAAGAACCAGAATCAGAAGGTAATGATTCTGATGTAGACAATGATCCAAATATTCCTGAACAAGGTAAAAGAAAGCTTAGAAAAGGATAGTCATGGCTTTAGTAAATCAAGTACAGAAAAGAGTAAAAATGCCTAAATGGGATGTAGTAAAGTTCCAGATATTAGTGCATTGTTACATTAACAGAATTACTATGAGTGATTCTGATTTAAACTGTCTTACTTTACTAAGTCTTAATCAACCTATTGAACTTACTGAATTTTGTTATGATGCATCTTCAGAAGAATCTTGGATTTTTAAATCTCCACAGACTGTAAGAAACTGTATTAATAAAGCAGAGAAAAATAATCTTGTAGTTAAGGATCCAGAAAATAAAAAGATTATTTCTATAAACCCAAGTTTAAAAATTCAAACTGAAGGTACAGTATTACTTGATTATAAATTTTTGGGGAATGAATCCGAAGAAGTCCACTAAATTATATAAAGTAGTAGCAGAAGACTTAAATATATCTGAGTCACTTGTTGAAAATTTAGTAGAGCTTTATTATAAAGATCTTAGAAACTGTATGTCACAATTAAGTCATACAAGATTAAATGTAACAGGTTTAGGTCATTTTTATGCTAAGTCTCAGAAAATAAAAAAAGACATTATAAGTATTAGTTCTATTCTTAAGACTCATGATGTATCAACATTTAAAGCATACTTCAATAAAAAGAATTATGAAGAAACTTTAGATAGACTCATTATTTTAGATAAAGAATTGACAGAAGAAAAACAATTAAGAATTAATCATAAAGATGAAAGCAGCGTTAAAAGCAATTTGGGAAAACAAGACTAAGATTCTTGAGGGTATTAAAAACTCAGTTATTAGAGATGAGTTTGTAGAGGACGTTGCCCGCATGAGATTTGATGTCTGTGATCAATGCCCTAGTAAAGGAAAGAAATGTGCAGTAAAAGGTACAGCGCCATGTTGCAATGAATGCGGTTGCTCATTAGCTTTTAAAACAAGATCTCTTTCTTCAGAATGCCCACTAGGTAAGTGGCAAGCAATTGCTACAGAAGAAGAAGAGGATGCATTAGACAAACTTAAAGATTAATATTATGTCTTATAAATTACATTTGGGTACTTCAAGTCCAACTAGTACAGCATCATCATCTAATATAGTATTTGGAAATTCAAGTATTAATATTGGTGATAGCAATAGTGCTTCATCTATACATTCTGTTTGGGATACTATAACTTCTAAAGGTGTTACTTTACAAGAAACTCTTGATGGATTAAGTAATGAAATAAACACACTTAGAACAGAAAATAAAATGATGAAGTTAAAGTTACTTTCTCTTGAGGGTAAGTTTACACAAGAAGAAGTTGTTAATATCCGGAAGATGATTATGTCAGAAGATGAAGCTGCAAGAACACTAGCTGAATCTATAATTCAAAATGCCTAGTTATGAGTATAGTATTTAATGCAGATGATCACAGTTATGTTAGTGTAGATCCAAATGATCAGATCAAATGGACTAGTGTAACAACATTGATATCAAGTTTGAAGAAACCTTTTGATGCAAAGAAAGTAGCAGAGAGAGTAACTAAAAGCAAGAGATCAAAATGGTATGGTATTGATCCCAAAACTATTGTACAGATATGGGATAATGAAGCTAGTAGAGCTACTACACTTGGTACATTTTATCATAACCAAAGAGAAGCTGACTTATGCTCATTAGCATCTATTGAAAGAGAAGGTATAACTGTTCCAGTATTTAAACCATTTGAAGAACCTAATGGTTTAAAAATTGCTCCTTTACAAAAGTTAGATCCAGGTGTGTATCCTGAACACATGGTTTATCTTAAGTCAGCAGGTTTATGTGGCCAATCAGATTTAGTTGAAGTAGTCAATGGTAGAGTAAACATCATTGACTACAAGACTAATAAGGAGATTAAAACAGAATCATACAAGAACTGGGAAGGCATGACAGAGAAAATGCTTGACCCAGTACAGCACTTAGATGACTGCAACTTTAATCACTATGCTTTACAGCTCAGTGTTTATATGTATATTATATTAAAGCATAATCCTAAATTACAACCGGGTAAGATATTTATTCATCATATTACTTTTGAAACAGATGGTGAAGATAAATATGGTTATCCTGTTGCTAAATTAGATGCTAATGGTGAACCTATTGTAAAGGAAGTTATTCCAATGGTAGTTCCTTATCTTTATGATGAGGTTATTGCAGTAATTAACTTTATGAAAGATCATCCACACTTAATTAAGAAGAAATGATTGTAAGACTATTTGATGTTCAGAATGGTAAAGTAATTCCTACAGAACATTGTTATACACTTAAAGCACTTAAAGATGTTATGGATAACTATCCAGAAGATTATCTTAAAGTTTATCTATATCTCTTCTATATGACATGTCCTAATCCGGATATGAATCCATTCTTTCATACTCCAGAGATAGACAAAGAACATATTATACTAAAAGAGATAGAAGCAGAATTCTCTACAGAGGATGATGATATACATACTGCTCTCTTATTCTGCCAGAGAATGTATGAAACTCCTACATCTAGAGCATATAAAGGTATGGCATCTATGTTAGACAGATTGGCTAGGTATATGGAGACAACACAGATTACCGCAGGTAGAGATGGAAACATTAACTCTCTTGTAGCAGCAGCAAAAAACTTTGACCAGATTAGAGCATCATTTAAAGGAGTATATAAAGATCTTCAAGATGAACAATCTAGTAAAGTACGCGGAGGAATTGGGCTCTCGTATGATTCTTAAACTCTTAATAACTATGAGTGAAATTTATCAAGACATACCAACCTATGACAACGGACAATGGACAACTACAAGCTTTGAATCCAGAGAAGACTTCAGTAACTTCATATTTGGAGTTTTCAAAGAACCTGGTCAGTACGGCTTCAACGACACTACTAATCAGATATTTATATCAGAGTCAAACAAGTTTAGAAGTGATGGAGTATATTGCACAGCCCCCTTCAAGTCTAAGGACTTTGTAAACTATTGGGATGACCAAAAGCAAAAATGTAGAAAAGGGATTA